GTTGGAGATATTGCGGACGAGGATTAATTCAATTGACTGGTAAAAGTAACTACGAGCGTTATGCTGAAAGTTTAGAAATTTCAGTTGAAGAAGCTGGAGAACATTTAACAACTTTTGAAGGTTGTGTTCAATCAGCCGCATGGTTCTGGGAAGCTAACAACTTAAACCAGTGGGCCGACAAAGGCGATATTTTAACAATGACCAAACGCATTAACGGTGGCACAATTGGCTTAGAAGATCGCATCAAGCATTATAATCACGCATTACATGTATTAGGACACTAAAATGTTTTGGCTATTAGCGTGGGTTCCTGACAGCGTATTACTATATGTAATACATACTATTTTAATTGTAGGTGCTGTAAGCTCATTTTTGAGTTTCTTTTTGCTACATAAAATAGTTAGATGGTTTCCTGCTCTAGCACCATACCATCTTTTATTACAAATTATCAGTGCTGTACTATTAGTTGCTGGCATTTATTTTAAAGGCGGTTATGATACTGAGACAGAATGGCGTCAGCGTGTAGCCGAACTAGAAGCTAAAATACAAGAATCAGAAGAAAAGTCTAAACAGATCAACGAAAAAATTGTTGTACAATATAGAGACAGAGTAAAAGTAATTAAAGACACTCAAGTAGTTGTACAAGAAAAAATTAAAGAAGTTGAAAAAATTGTAGATGCAAAATGCGAAGTAGCTCCGGAGGCTATAAACATTTTAAATGAAGCAGCTAAAAAACCTGAAAGAGGGCAAAAATGAAAATAGTCCTAATTCTAGCAACTACAATATTACTAACAGGTTGTTTATCTACTCCTGTTAAAAGAAATTTTCCAGAAGTTCCAAAGGAACTAATAGAAATTTGTCCTAATTTAAAAGATGTGCCAGAAGGTACAACTAAAATGAGTGAAGTTTTAAAAGTAGTAACTGAAAATTATAGTCAATACCACGAATGCCAATTTAAAAGCGAACTTTGGAAGGAATGGTATGAAATACAAAAACAAAATTTTGATAGCGTAAAGTAAATAATCGAAAGGAGCACAAATGTCAGTAGTCGATTCAGTATTGAAATTAATAAACAAAGAACCTAAAGACCCGGATGCGCCAAAGCCTCCAGCGGGATCACGTTCTGAGCGTGAAGCAAAAATCAAAGACAAAGCAGGTATGGTTATTTCTATATTTGCACTATTCCTTGCAGTGAATAGTTGGTACGGTGGTAAACTATCTAGCACAGTATTAAACAATACACTTGGGGCAAATAATGCTTGGGCACAGTATCAAGCAAAAAACAATCGTTTAGTTAGTTACGAAATTGCTAGTAAAACAACTAGCGATCCTGCATTAAAGAAAGAGTTTAAAGCAGAAGCAGAACGTATGGACAGTGACAAAAAAGAAATTGCTACAAATGCTCGAAAGATGGAAGCAGATCGTGAAGTAGCGAAAAAGTCAAGTCCTTGGATTGGATATGCATCAACAGCATATCAATTGGCCATTGTTGTATTATCAGCAAGTATCCTTGCTGTTAGTATGCCAATGTTCTGGGGTAGTTTTGTAGTAGCAGCCGTTGGAGTACTATTAAGTGCTCAAGGCGTGTTTCTATTTTTATAATTAGGAGTAGTTAAATGGCAACAGCAGAAGAATACGCAAAAATGAGCGATGCTGAAAAGAAAAAAGAAGATTGGATGAATAACAAATGGCGTCCGATGATGGGTTGGATGTATATGTTAATATGTACTATGGACATGGTTATATTTCCAATCTTATGGAGTTTGTTACAAACAGTAACACACACTCCTATTACACAATGGAATCCATTAACCCTTCAAGGTGCTGGATTATTCCATATCGCAATGGGTGCAGTTTTAGGTATTGCGGCGTTTGGTCGTACACAAGAAAAACTAGCAGGAGCAAACAACGGTGGAGCGGCAACAACACCAGCACCAGCGGCTCCAAGCAGTTTTAGCGCACCAAGTACGCCAAGTTTTGGAGCACCAAGTGCTTCAAGTAGTTTTGGTGGAAGCAGCACCGGAAGCGTATCTCCAGCACCGAGTTGGGGGACAACTCCTGTAGCAACTACCGCAAGTGGTAAAAAGATTGTGCCAACAGGCGATGATCCAGTTTTATAAAGGAAACTAAAATGAAAAAGTTATTAGCGTTATTAGCGTTATGCGTTGCTACTACAGCATTTGCAGGCGGAGAAGTTAAAGAAGTTTGTAAAGACAAAGTTGGTAAGGACGGCAAGACTGTAATGGATAAGAAAACCAATAAGCCAGTACAAGAATGCAAGAAAATCAAAGTCCATAAAAAAGTGGAGGGTGAAAAAGTTCCGGAACCAGCTAAGAAGAAATAATTTTTAGCTCTTGACAGGTCCAATTAAATAGTGTAGTATACACATTATTATTGGACCTGTTTTTACGACTATGATAGACTATTATAAAACATTAGGGGTTAACCCAACAGCTACTCCGGATGAAATTAAAAAAGCCTACAGAAGTCTAGCCAACAAACATCATCCCGACAAAGGAGGAGATCAAGCTAGATTTAAAGATATTTCTGTAGCATACGACACACTAAGTGACGGTCAAAAACGTTCAGAATATGACCAAATGCGTATGGGCGGCGGGCCGCAAACTAGATTCCAATCTGGAGATTTTCAAGAATTTGCAGATATGTTTGGCGGAGCATTTGATCCTTTTGGTCATAGGTCTAATCCATTTTATGATGTATTTGGCCGCGGAAGAAGAAATAGAGATTTAAACATTCAATGCCAACTTAGTTTACTCGATTCTTTTTTAGGTAAACAATTAGAAGCAAACTTTAGGTTGCCTAGCGGCAAGCCACAAACTGTAGTTATTAATGTTCCAGCAGGAATAAATCACGGAGAAACTATACGATACCAAGGGCTCGGTGACGATAGTATTCCTAACGTACCTAGAGGAAGTTTAAATGTTACTATAATTGTTTTGCCAGATCCTAATTTTAGAAGAGAAGGCAACGATCTATATACTACAGTAAACATAACTCCAATTGAAGCGATGATTGGTTGTAGGCGGAGAATAACATACATCACCGGTGAAGAAAAAGAACTTGACATAAGACCAGGCGTTGAAACAGGCATTGAGTTTGCTAGCCACGGGTATGGGTTTACTGATCATAGGACTGGACAAAAAGGCAGATTTGTTATTGTAGTAAACATCAGAACGCCACACATATCTGATCCTGAAATTATTCGTAAACTTCGAGAAATAAATGATGAAATTAGTCTTAGATCCTGATCCAGTTTTAAAACAATTAGCCGTTGAATGGGATTTTTCAGTTGATAAAGATGCTGAAAATATTGAAAAAGAAATGATAGACCTAATGAAAACATTTCATGGTCGAGGTCTTGCAGGCAATCAAGTTGGGTTATTAAAGCGTATGTTTGTAATTAAACTTGAAAGCACAGGCCAAACTTTAGGTATGTTCAACCCAAAAGTAGTTAATCTTTCTGAAACCGAACAGAGCGCAGAAGAAGGGTGTTTAAGTTTTCCAGCTCTCTGGTTAAAAGTTAAGCGTCCAAACAAAATAGATATCGAATACCTTGACAAGCACGGAAAAGAATGTAAAATGACATTAACTGGCATCGATGCTAGATGTTTTTTACATGAGCTTGATCATTTGAACGGAATTACATTTACAAGTAAAGTAAGCTCAGCAAGCCTTATGTTAGCCAAAAAGAACCAAAGGAAAAATAAATGGTAGAACCAAGTGATAACCTACAAGCAGTTTTTGAACGAGCTATTGAAACTGCTAAAAAACTACACCACGAGTATTTGACAATTGAACATTTGTTATTTGCTATACTAATGGAGGAAGGGTTTAATAAAACTCTGCAAGGATACGGCACAAATGTAGATGACTTTAGGAAAAATTTGATCAATTATCTACAAACAAAGTGTCAAGAAATCACTGTACCAGATGTAGTTGTAAAACCAAAGAAAACGCAAAGTGTTGAAAGAATTCTTAACCGATCCTTTACTCAAGTGCTGTTCAATGGAAGACAACGTATCGAGCCAGCAGATGTCTTTTTATCTATGATGAGTGAAAAACGCAGTTGGGCGTTTTATTTCATTCAGCAGGCTAACATTGATAAAGATAAATTTGCAGACTATCTAAACAGTTCTGTAGAAGAAACGGAAGAGGAAGAAGATCCAAGAGAGGGTATGGCTAATAAAGCTCTTAGTGCATTTACTACTAACCTCAATGAACAGGTAAAGAAAAATAAAATTGATCCTGTCATTGGTCGTATAGATGAATTAGAAAACATTTCCCTAGCAATGGGTCGACGAAACAAAAATAATGTTATCTTAGTAGGCGATCCGGGTGTGGGTAAAACAGCTATTGCTGAAGGTTTGGCATATAATATTGTCAAAGGAGCAGTTCCCGACTTCCTAAAAGATTATACTGTTTTTAATTTAGATATCAGCAGTATGCTTGCAGGTAGCAAGTATCGTGGAGATTTTGAAGAACGATTCAAAGCTGTACTAAAAGGTCTTAACAAAAAAGGAAAGACTATACTGTTTATTGACGAAGCGCACATGATTAGTGGAGCAGGATCTGCAAGCAATGGTGCAAATGATCTTGCTAACATGATGAAGCCTGCTCTGAGTAAGGGTAATATTAAAGTAATTGCTTCGACTACTTGGGAAGAGTACCGCAAGCATTTTGAAAAGGATCGTGCGTTGATGCGCCGTTTCCAACGCATTACTGTTGACGAGCCTACTCAAGAAGTTACTTTACAGATCTTAAAAGGACTTAAAAAATATTACGAAACGTTCCATAACGTTAAGATCAAAGACGATGCGCTCCAAGCATCTATTAAACTTAGTGTAAAATATCAAGCTGATAAGAAACTACCCGACAAAGCTATTGACTTAATCGACCTAGCTTGTAGTCGTTTCAATCTTAAACTTGCAGACGAACGAGTAGTAACTCAGCATGAAATTGAACACGAACTTTCAAAGGTTGTGCAGCTTCCTGAAGAAATAGTCAGTGAAACTGAAAGTCACAACCTTGCAACTTTACAAGATAAACTGCAAAGAGATGTTTACGGACAAGATCTTGCAGTACAAGAAGTTGTAGATAGAATCATTATTGCACAAGCTGGATTGAAAAACGAAAACAAACCCATTGGTAGTTTTGTGTTTATGGGTCCGACTGGCTGTGGTAAGACAGAAACTGCAAAAAGTCTTGCTAAACACCTAGGAGTTAAACTGTTACGTTTTGATATGAGTGAATATCAAGAAAAGCATAGTATTAGTAAGTTGATTGGTAGCCCTCCAGGTTACGTTGGCTTTGAAGAAAATGCAGGCCAACTTATTACTAGCATTCAGGAAAATCCAAATGCTGTATTGTTATTCGATGAAGTTGAAAAATCACATCCAGATGTGTCGACTGTACTACTACAAATGATGGATAACGGTTTTATTACAGGATCAAATGGAAAACGTGCAGATTGCCGTCAATTAGTTTTAATTCTAACTACTAATGCTGGCGCACAAGAAGCCGATAAAAATGCTATTGGGTTTGGTAGTCAGCAAAAGGAATACAGCGATAAAGAACTTAATAAATTCTTCACACCAGAATTCCGTAATCGACTAGATGGTATTGTTACTTTTAACAAACTAGGTAAGGATACTATGATAAAAGTCGTTGGTAAATTTATCGACGAGCTTAAAGAACAGGTTAAGGAAAAAGGAATCCGTGTTAAAGCTGATAAATCCGCTATTGATTGGTTAATTGAAAAAGGGTTTGACAGCAAAATGGGTGCTCGTCCTTTACAACGTGTCATTGATAAAGAAATCAAACGTGATCTTTCTAAAATGATGTTGTTTGGTGAGCTGAAGAACGGAGGCTGGTTAACTATCAGTGCAGATGATTCAAAACTCGTACTAATAGCTAAACCAAAAACTCCTAAAGTTCCGTTGTTAACTATTGAAAATATAGATACAACAATTGAAGATGTTAACGAAAACAACTAAAAGCCTATTTAACGGAAGGTATCAGTACAAACTAGTGTTAGTTTGTGCTGGTGCTAACTGGTTTCGCGGAGGAGATTGGGCTGGTACTTTAGAAAATCTACAAAAAATAACTTTAAATGACAGTAAAACTTCGAGGACTGGTATCAAAACTCAAGAAGATCTCGATTACGCATTTAAATTACAATCTCAGTTAAAAAAACTAAAAGACATAACTGTAAGAGTAGAAACTCCGTGGATAAGTGTTTACAGCAATAACAAAGCTGAAATTGATTCACTTATAAAACTAGATAGAGCAAGGGTCAAGTACATCAGTGTTCCGCCGAGTAATAATACCTTAACAGAAGGTGTTATTATTTCACCCAAGGTAAACTACGAATTCAAGGTCACTATGGGTAAGTCAGGTACACAACAGTCAGCTTTTGTATCCTGGGCAGAATCAAACCCTAAAGTTAAACTCACTAAAAGTTGCAAGAAAGAACTGAGCAGAGATCGCAGTTGGGGCGGCAGCTACTTCTATATAACGGGCGAAAAGAATCTTTTGTTAGCAAAAATGCACTTAGGCGGCTCAATAAACAAGATTGAGCGCATCGTCAAAGGCTGAACCCTAAAACCTTTTTCCGATAAATAGTATATTAATGCAGGATAACTGTGACTATAATTTACGGGCTTAAAATATGCGAATTAGAGAACTACTTGAAGGTAAAAAATTTAACGATTTAGATTTTGTCACCAAGGACCAGGACGGTGAAAGCATCAACTATGACTTAATTGAAGATCTTACATTCTTCATGAATAACGACGACGATGCTTATAGACGTCATTTATACCCTAGTCTAGCTAAATGTTTAGATCAACTAAAATCAAAGAAAAACACAACACCGTCCTTTTTTGAATCAGCGGTTGAAAACAGCTACAACGATTATTGTAAAAAATATCCTATTCGCCAACTTCCGTCTAGCATAGAAAAAGAAATGTTTGAAGAAATTTGCAAAAAATTACATGACGATGTTTGCAAAGATTACGAAGACGGAAAGTACAAGGACTAACTGTGTTACTTCGAGAATTATTTTATTTTGAAAATGCTCCGGCAAAAAAGAAGTTAGGCCGTGCATTTAATCACCTCGAAGATTTGGTATTCTTTTACGGAAGTGCAGGAACACTCGAAGCGTTAGATCATTTAAAAGATTTAGCAACAGCTGAAGGTGCAAAAAGTGTTAGAATGAAATGGGACGGCAATCCTCAAATATATTGGGGAAGAGAAACAGCCGGCGGTCCGTTAATACTTGCGGGACACAACGGTTGGAGTAGAGGCGCAAAATATTCTAATAAAAAAGATATCTATAATTTTATTGCACATCAAAGTGGTAGACCTGGAACACCAGAGCAACAAAAAGAAAGAGAAACATTTGCTAAACAGTTTGCAAATCTCTATCCGTTGTTTGATGCTGCAACTCCAAGAGACTTTGTTGGATTTGTTTACGCAGACGGATTATTCTTACAAAGGCCGCAAGTAGATCAAGCAGGCGTTTATACTTTTTGTCCAAACCCAAATAGCCAAACTTGTTATCATGTAAAAGCGGAAAGCGAACTAGGTCAAAGAATTAGTCGAGCACAAGTAATGGTTGTAGGACATGCTTATTTTGAAAGTTTTGGTATGGACGACAGCGAACAACAGCCCATGGACGATTTTAGTACGTTTAATCAGACTGTAGGTTTGATTGTACAAGGGCCTATCTATAATCAAGCAGAGATAAAAATAGAAACACAAGAGATAGATCAAGTTGAAAATTATCTGCAAAAACATTCTTCACAGATAGACGGATTTTTACAAGGTGTTCCTGGTATGAGTGACCTTAAAGACATTTTGTATAAGTTTGTCAATCAGACTGCTAAAGCAAAAAACTTAGATAATATAGGAACAGATTTATTTTTCCAATGGTTAAGTAGTAGCGGTGTTAGCGGACCAAAACAACAAAAGATAAATCAACTAAGTCAACAATTTAACGGCGCATTAGAAGCAATTTTTACACTAGTAAGACAAATACAAGATATTAAAGATAATGTAATTGATCAAATCGAAGCAGGACACTCAGCAGATGTGTGGGATACTAACGGCGAAGGCCGTGTAAGATACGCTGGACCTAATAAAAAGTTTGGTAATATTAAATTAGTACCTAGAAAACGTTGGACACCAAAATGAGATTAAGAGAATTATTTGAAAACATATACGAGATAGCTGACGACACAAAACCGTTTGACGGTGGTTTAAAAACTATCGGCATTTGCTACGGGCGTTGGAATCCTCCACATCAAGGGCACAGAGAAGTATGGAAAGAAGCGTCTAAAAATCCTGTTTGGTTTGTAGGCACTAATCAAGATACAGCTGGTCCTAAAGATCCGTTGCCATATGAAGTGAAATTACAATGCATGGCTGCTGTTTGGCCAAAAGTTGCTGGGCATGTTATTCCAGAACAAGATTTATTTGTAATGGCTACTCATATATACGAACAGTATGGTGAAAACGTAAATTTAAATGTCTATACAGACGAAGAATGGTTAGTTAGTAGTTTACAAAAATACAACGGTTTAATGAATCAAAAACACGGTGGCTATAAATTTACACAAATTGATTGGAAGAAAACAAAACGTCTAGCTCGTGCTACTGATTTACGTAATTCGGTTAGAGATGGAGATGCTGCAAAATTTTATAAAGATGCAGGTGTACCATCTAACACTATGATAGCATTAGGAGAGAAGTCATATCCTATGTTTGAGATTGTAGCACATTTCTTAAACAAATATCCTGATAAAAGTAAAAAAGCCGCAGTAGCAGA